TGAGTCACGTGGGTACAAACCCATCAGGCCAGAATTTGACCGTGTACATCAATTCAATTGTCAATTCTTTGTTGCATCGCTGTGGTTTTTTCCACATGTATCCTTACGCGGAGGAGAGTTTCTCCGATGCCATGGCGCTTACAACATATGGCGATGATGCGAAGGGGACTGTAGATCCCAACTTTCCAGATTTCAATATGATTACCTTCCGCGATTTTTTGGCATCTTGTGATATTCAAATCACGATGGCCGACAAGGAAGCTCAGTTCTTAGATTATACGACGGTGGATGGTAGTGATTACCTGAAGCGTAAGTCGATTTTTCATGAGGACTTGCAATTGTATCTGGCGGCTTTGGACATTGAGTCGATATTTAAACCCTTACATACGGGTTTGAGTTCAATTGTCCCTGATGAAGTCATCATGGCTGACGCACTAGATAGTGGTATGCGAGAGATGTTATACCATGGAAAAGAGGCGTTCGAAGACTTCAGATCCAAGGCAACAATTGTTGCTAAGGATCAAAAGATTGATCACTTGATGAAGCTCAAGGATAAATCTTATGAACGCATGCTCTATGATTGGGCATGTGATCACAATCTCGAAAAGAGATTACCAGCTTCAAAATATGCGGAGGTAGCTGCATACAAAACCAAAGCCTCCACCGAACTACCGATTACGGATCTCCTCTCCACTGTCCCGTTGCAGAGAGGAGAAACGCTTTAGTTCGGGGATCGTCCCACAAAAGGGATACCGGTATTTACTGGAGATTGATCATCACCGGGACCCCACACTTCTCGTTCTTAGTTCAGGAACCAGATTTTATTTTATATGGACTAGCAATTTTGAAAATTTTAAAAACAATTTTGAAGGTGGGTTCGACCTTAATGAACCAGGGATGGATTTCCCGAAATTTTACCCCCAAGGTTTGGAACATGATGTATCTATGAGTGTAGGTGAGATTGACACAGAGACTAAATATCAAAACGTCAAATTCGCCGACCAAGCAGGAGATCACACACTTGATATTCATAGTGTGGTTGATCCTACTAGGAAACTCCAAGATACGAATGATACAAACTTGGAACATTTTTTCCGAAGACCAATAAAGATTTTTGAGACGGAGTGGGGGACAGCTGCAACGCTGTTCAACACATTTAACCCGTGGTCTTTATATTTTGAAAATCTTCGTGTGATCAATCGTATTACAAATTACAAGTTGTTGCGGTGTAAGCTCAAGGTGAAGATAGTCATTAATGGAAATTCTTTCCATTATGGCCGAGCATACGCTGCTTACCAACCATTACACAACTTTGACGATATGACACAAAACCGTTTCGGTTTATTTGCGGATAATGTCAATTTGACACAATTACCAAAGATCTTTTTGGATCCCACTTTATCACAAGGAGGGGAGATGACTCTTCCGTTCTTTTGGTACGCTAATTATCTTGATATTTGCAATCAAGATTGGCGTGAAATGGGTACCATAATTTTGCGATCTTTGACCACATTGAAACATGCAAACGGTGCTACAGATCAAGTCACAATTTCTGCTTTTGCGTGGGCCGAGGATGTTGAACTCTCAGTCCTAACGAGTGTTGAACCAGGCGCTCTCGCACCACAAGGTAATGAATTGGATGATGTACAAGGACGTATTTCAGGTCCTGCTACAACTGTGGCAAAAGCTGCACGAGCACTTGCTAGTGTACCAAGTATTG